CCCCTTGGCGGTTGATCTGACGGATAGACTCGTCGATTACCTGCTGCTGATAGGGGTTCATGAACTGTTGAACGCGGCTCGGGTCGTACGCTTGCGCTGCACCGCCCAGTGCTCCAATCCCTTGCTGCAGTGCTTGTTGTGCCCCGCCAAACTGCTGGGCCCCTTGGCCAATCAACGGAACACCCTGCGTTGTCAATTGAGCGCTCTGGCCCATTTGGCCAATTGGAACAGCCGCCTGGTTCAACGCCGCCTGCGCCCCGCCAAACTGGCCACGGGTATCGGCCCCGCGCAGTACGTTGGCTGCTTCGCCCAAAGTATTTGCACCAGTGGTGACACCCTGAGTCGCCGCAGTCATGAACGGTTGGTACGCCCCAATACCTTGGCGACCCAGTTGCAGGGCGGCCAGTTGGTCGGGGCTCATGCCTGCTACTTCGTAGTCAGGCGTCAGGTATTCCCCGTAAAGCGCGCGCTGGTTGGTGGCGTCGGCCAAAGCCTTGGCCGAGTCCATGAGCCCGACTTTGCGGGCTTCAAGGTCCGGGGCTTCCCGGACTATTTGTTCTTGAAATTCAGTAGCCATAGATCAACCCCGTTCTGAGGTCTTTTCGAGCTGATGCATCAGCGCGTACATTTTCTTTGCACCTGCACGTCGACTGCCTTTGCCCGCGCCGCGGACCGCTTTCGCTGTCATGACAAATTCGCCATCGGAAAGCATTGCAGGGATTGAATCAGACTTCTCGGTCCCCGGGCCGTTGATTTGACCAGTGCGTCGAGGATAACCGCCCTGGGCCAAAGCTGCAATACCACCCATGCCCGTTGGAGTAGGCATAGGAGTAAAACCCACCGGTATACCGGAAGGCTGTCTTGTGGGATAACCAGGGGGTAAATCGCCTGGGAAAGGCTGTTTGCCTTCGTTTGTAAACCGAGGCATGGGAAAGGGTTGTTCGGAAAAAGGCATACCGGAGGGCACCACACTCGGACCACGAGCCAAAATTGCTGCTTGTTCACTCATGGCATCGCGCTGACGCTGCAGCATCGGGTTGTATGCCGTCTGAAGCGCCCCCAGCCCAGCCGCACGGTTACGCGCACCAAACCCGGTGTCGGTTGCGAGCATGGGGTTGGTCTCAGGCGCGAGGGCCGCGAGCCCCGCATTGATGTTGCTGTACATCTGACCGCTGCCCTGGGACCGGCGCATGGCTCTTTGCTGGGCAGCCGCGTCCCGAGCAGCTTTTTGCTCCGCTGCCTGTACCCCCTGAGCAGTCTGTATAGCGGCAAGCTCAGGCGCTGCTTCTCTCCTGAACCTGGCTAGCTCCAGCTCGTCGACCTCGGTGCCAAACGCACCTGTCCAAGCCTTAATATCTTCTTCATTTGGATCTCGGTTCAGGACGGATCGATAAAGGTCCGTGATCGGACCTCCCTTGGCATATCCGCTAACGGCATATCCGCCTTCTGCGTATTGACGGGGCACCAAATTGGGGTACATGTCCGAAGTGTTGTACGGCTGGGCCACGCTGCGCGAACCGATGGTGTTGGGCGGTGGGATGTATACGGGAGGCAGGAACATGCGTCCCTGCTCTTGCGGCAGGCCATACCCGCCGCTGTTGTAGTCAGGCACATCATATGTAGGCAGGCGCGTGCTTTGGCCGTACACAGGAGCCCCTTTGTCGTCGTACACCACACCGGGCAAGCCCTGCATATACATCTGACGCTGCGTGCCTTCTTCCGCAATGCGCTGGGTGACCGGCTTCATCAAGGACTTGGTAATAGGTCCACTTTCAGCAGGCTTCTTGTCAAAACCGCCGAACGCGGCCAAAGCACCAAGACCAACCCCAGCTATGGGGGCGTAAGTGGAAAACACCCCGGGCATTGCTGCTTTAAGTGCATTGTCATACGTGGTTTTTAGCATTGCAGCGCGGGCTTCGCCTGTAATACTGGCCGGAATTGTTTTTCCTGCGGCGGCTACCGCGTCGGCTGCAGCTTTTTGGGCCCCAGGAAGCGCCTGTTCTTGGATGCCCGAAGGAGAGATATTCTTGTTGTAAAAATCTTTTGCCTGATCAAACATCCCCGGCGGCGGTTTAGGGACACTGGAGCCAGCCGTAGTCTGATTGGGACCAGGTCCTGCGGTTGGGTCCGTATAAGCTAACTCGGGAGTTCCTGGGGGCACGGGCGCTGCTTTAGCAGCAAGTGCTGCGGGAGGTGCGCCATCCACGGGAACCGCTGCCTGTACGGGGGGACGTGGCTCAGCCAAACTTACACTGGGTGAACCCCCAGGGAGCATCCCTTTAAACTTGTCAAACTGGCCGCCAATGGTGGTAGGGCCTGTGTAGCTACCGGAAGCAAACGCTCCCGAGCCACCCATGATGCCCGCGCCAGCGCCAGCAGTCAGGCCGCCAACAGCGCCTGCCTTGAGTGCATCTCCAATGTTTCCACCGCCCAGCAAGGTAGCGCCTGCCGAACCAACAAAGCCGCTGACCGCGGCCACGCCTGCTACTGAGCTGATGTTTAGAAAACTGGCTGCGGCAGGGCCCAAGAAGAAGCCCAGGGCCACGGTCGTCACAATTTTGCCCACGGTGCTGTTGGCGAATTTCTTGACTGCGTTACCTACGCTCTTGAGCGCATTGCCTATTCCCTTAAAGAGGTTCTTTATAAAAAACTCAGGCAACCCCGTGTCAGGGTTGATGGTCCCTGAGCCGCCACGACGGCGCAACATGCGAGCCTCTGCCGGGGTGATATGGGCCAGCATGGTGTCGCCGTTGCGACCGTAGCTAGCAATGGCTTTGGCAATGGGTTTAAGCTCAGCAATACCGCCTTGGGCAAACGACTGCACGCCCGTAGGCGCGGCAATCATCTGGTCAATGGCCATGTTCAAGGCAGCAAAGAACTGGGGGTCAAACTGCTCAGGCAGGATTTCTTCCGGCAAGCCCTGTTCCATGTACTGCTGGCGCAGCTCAGGATAGCGCTCAGGGCTGGCCAAGATTTCGTCGACCACATCGTTCAGCGCATCGAGGACCTCGGGCGGCATATTCAAGCCTTGGAGCTCTTGCAGGAACTCGGCCACGGCCTGGGGGTCTGCCTGAGAAGCGCCCGCCAACATCTCATCACCAAACTCTTTAGGAGACGTGCTCTGACGCAACTGGTCATAGACCGCCATCGTATTAGGATCGGCAAAAGGATTTGCGCCTTGCTGAGGCATTTCCATTGCGGCCTGTGGTGCTGTTGCCATAAGAATTCCTTAGATTGATACCTGTATTATGGAGTAACGGTGCCTACTGCGCCACTGCCACTGACACCCGTCAGGCCAAGAGTAATTGTGCCTCCAACAGGCCCAACTGATCCAACTGATCCTGTACCTTGTACACCCGTTAAAAAAACTGGGACTTTAATGCGGAGCATCTGACTCGTTGCTTGAACGCCATCCTGTGTGTCTCGATACACATCCCCAACACGAAGAGCAGGTAGATCGGCATCCGTGGGCAACGTCTCTATATTTAAATTTAATGAAGTCCCACCCATGTCCCCAGGGTTATTAAGCTGGGCAAAAAACAAACGCAAGACGTTATTTAACTGGTCCTGATAGAAACGTTGATATTCCTCAGGAGCCAGTGGAAGATTAGGAGGACGAACATTAAGTTCCGCCATCTAGCGTCTCCCGTCCTTACGGATGTCTAGTCGCGTAGCTCCTAACTGCCAGGTCGTTCCCAACTTAGTGGACTCGCCCCTCAAGATCATCTGTCTTCCGCGCACGCGCGTGTTTATCTGCCCCGTGAACTCTTCCGTAACCACAAACGTCGAGCCCTTGGTCACCGTTCCACTCTTTTGGCCCGTGACCCCAGAGCCAGAATTGCTCAGGCCAAACAAAGTAATCGCGAGCTCAGGAGAAGAGTTTTCAGTAGAACCATCAAACGTCAAGTCGGGCAGCATGCGCCAAACCTCTGCAAAGTTGTGGCCATCCTCAATGTCAAATTCTGACGAAGAAATAAACGCAGTAAGTGCCACAGGCGTTCCCGTCTCATTGTCGTCCACACCCACCTCATGCTGCACAAGCCGCAGGTTGTATGTCGCTGCCACCGGCTGGGCCAAGAGTCCTGCATCGAGCCACGCGGTCCGCGCCAAGGAGCCAAAACACCAAGACTTGTCTTCGTAGTTGTAGATAACATACTTGTCAATTGCAGTGCTTGCCGCAGAGCAGTAAAACCACCAAATCTCGTTAAAACCTTCGTTCGTTCCAGCAAACACTTGCTGGTTCTGCTCTAGATTAATGTCATTGTAGATGTAACGGCGCAGGTCACAGTTGAGTGTCTGCACCCGGCCATCGTAAGCATAAAACTTGTCTACGCCCATCCAATACACCACGCCCGATGCAACAACCGCAGCATTGGGTCCGATGATAGAAATGTTGTCTGCCAAAGGCTGCGCACCAAACACAAACGGGGGCCCGAGATACTGCATTGAATAAACAGCTTGGTCTGTGATCACCACAATTTCCTGCCGAGTCTGCACCGCAGTAACAATCTCAGAACCTAACGACAACCTCAGACTACCTGCTTGGTTCGTGGCCAACGGTTCCCAAACAAAGGGATTTTCTTGATCACTAAACCTAATGAGCATGGGGTCAAGAGTGGTGCTTTGAAACTCGTTTGTTCCAAAAAGGACCACGAACCGCGAGTCGGTCACCAACAAATAGTTGTGAACAATCGGGGCTGTCGGATCTTCAACCCCGTAGATATTTACTCCCCGCTGGGAGATAAACTGCAACCCAGATTGACCTCCACTGGTAGTGAGGGCAGCCCCGCTGATCGTGGCGGCTACACTGAATGTATTGGCTGATGAATCGCGGACAAAGTACGTGGTGCCCACAACCAGGCCCGTGGGCAGCGCACCAGTGGACTCGAATTGGATCAGGGTGCCGTTGCCAAGACTAAAGCCTCCAGGCAGCGTAATGACACCGGGAGCACCAATTGAAATTGTGACCTGAACAGGGGAAAGTTCTTTATTAGCATCCCAATAGTAAACACCCTGGCCCCGAGCGCCATAGATTAAATTCTGGCCAAAGTTTCGGTGATTCCACAACTGCAGGGCGTTAGTGCCCGGTTCTCCAATGCCCCAAGTGCCACCGCCCCAAGTGCCTGCGCTCCAGCCGTTGTAAGGAATTTGAAAAGCAGGGCCTGCGTTGATTTGGTATTGAGTGACAACCGTGCCGCCCCCGGGCGAACCAGCCAGGTCAGTGGCATTGCTGACCGCGTCAACCGTGATGGTGTAGTTGTTGTCATCAATAACGGTAAGCTGAAACGAGCCTGTTAATTTGACAGCCGTGATGTTTCCACCGAGAGTTGTGATACCCGCACCGCTGAACGAGACCGTGCTGTTGGTAGTGCAGCCATGGTCTACATCCAGCACGTTGACAACAGATGTTCCGACACCAGCCACGCTGAACGGGTTGGTTAAAACAACGGTGCTGCGAATCGGGGTGATATCAAAAAAGGCCCCGCCCCTGTTGATGTAGTATTTTAAATTTGTGCCAACACCCAAAAGTGTTTGATTGCTCAGCGTAGCCCAACTCCACAACGCCCGGGAAACGCCTTCAAATGTGTTGGATGAAAAGGGTATCCAACCGCCAATCTTTTCTGCGCTTCCCTGGCGAAACCGAACTTTATCGGAGTCGTACCAGCCGCCTTCCGTGGCATAGCGGGTATTTTCCCGATTGACCCCGGTTTTAAACAAGATTTTGGATAACGGCATAATTCATTTTCCCACGTATCAGGCAAAAGGTCGAGTGCCTGCTTTGTCTATGATAAGCGCCTGCCTACGTGGGGCCCCGTCTGGTGTGTTTGTCACGCTGATATGCGTCCAAGAATCGAACTCACGGATAATCTGGTCAAAGGGTAAACCCGCAGCAATCACAGCCTTGACCACAGCATCAGGCGTCATGCCCGGAACACGGAGGTCTGCCGCGCAGCCAATACGGTGCTGGCTCGTGTCTTTGGAACCTACGCTGTCGTTGACCTGCTTTGACCTGAACCCAGAGTTAATCATGATTGGCTTGCCGTCCAGGGCCGTTTTTACCTGCTCCAGGAACTCGGCCAAGCGCAGAAGGTTTGCCAACTCTGAGTCGTTGGGTGTGTTGTCAAACTGGCGGTGGCTGGTAGTAGTCCGTTCTTCCAGCGTAAAGTGTTCTGTGAGGTTCATTTTTTACTCAACAAATCTGTTTTGGCCTGAGAGCCAGCGGATGAGCCAAAATAATATGCAATGATGCCCGTCCAAGCTGTGCCAAGGCTTCCCAACATCATCAAGATAGCGGGGTTGCTACTGTCGACTTTGCCAATAAACATCATCACCATAATGCCAAAAAAGCCCACTGTGACTGTGCCTGCAAGTATTGGCGGCATCAGGCTGCGGGTTTTAGATTGCATGTCCCGCGCAGACTTCCTGTCTTCAACCTCCAGCTTTTCAAAGTTCAGACCAAGCTCTTGCGCTTGTTTCTGCAACTCAATCTCAGCAACCTT